TCCTGTAATCGGCTTACTGGAAAACAACGTTGGACAATGTAATTGCATCAACGTAGTCTGCCGCGTTACCCAATGAACTTGCAGTATTTGTAAGTTCTTTATAACCATATCTGGTCATGAAACTTACCACTGGCTCAAATGTAGCAGGATCCATAACAGGACCTGTACTCATCAATGGAATGTATGGGCAGTAGAACGCTGGCGCATCAGTTTCACTTGAACCTTTGTAACCAACTAATACTACAGGACCACCATCGGCGGCGTCTGCGGCGTAGTTGTCTACAAAAACTTTAACTGTGCCATTTAATGTACCAACAAACTTAGTGTTTGTAGGTGCTTCAAATGAACCTTCAGTTGTTCTTGCGAATGTTGATGTACTTGCACTTTGTAAAATTGTTAATGCTTCTGGAGAAACAACAACATAGTTACCAGCACCACGTCTAGTTCTAGCCGCGATTCTGTTAGCCGCTCTGTTGATCTCGATAGCCAATGCCGCGTGTCTGTCACCGACATACACACTTTGACCACTTAATGAACCGAAGTCTAAAGTAGTACCTGCACCTGCTAATGATCTTAATGAACCAATAATTTCTTGGTCGATCTCAACAACAATTTCTTGTGCCAACGCCTGCATAATTTCTGCTTCAACGTCTACACCGTGCATTGCTTCTGCGTCTTGCGCCGCTTCAAATGTCCATCTAGCACTTAAACGTCTTGTCTTTGCTTCGACAGTTTCTTTTAAGATTTGGATTGACATTTTTCTACCTGGAGTTCCTTCAGCAGATGCTGTTGCATCTGGAGAACCTGCATAAGTAGATGCTAATGCAAATGGTGAAAGAGCTTCATCACCTGCAGTTGCGCCACCACCAGTTTCCGCATAACGGACTCTTAGTGTATGGATTTGCCCTACTGGGCCAGTCATTGGTTGAACACCAACCAACTCGTTTGCGATTACAGAAGGCATAACCCTTCTAATCAAAGGTAACATTACCTTGTTTAATGTTGCTACTGAACCAGCACCTGTTGCACCTGTGGTTGCGGCCTCTGACAAATGACGCTTTGCGTTTTCGAGTACCACATCCATAGTTTGCTTACGTTGACCTTGAAGGCCTTCCATAAGTGCATCTTTAGTTGCGGACCAGTTGCTTTCAAATAAATTTGCCATTTTTTAACTCCTATTATTTTGAAAGTCCGGCTAGTTTACGGATTGTGTTAATTTCAACAACACTCTCCGTGTTGTCATCGGCGTCTGCTTTCACAGTTGCCTTCTTATTACCAGTGTGTTCTTTTGTCACTGATTCTGTGAGTGCCTTCTTTACTCTTGGTGCTTCGCCATCTAAAACAGATGGGAGATACTTATCGAATTGCTTCTGTAAGTTCTCTGTCTTAACACTTTCAAGCAAGTCAGACATTATTTCTTTCTTCTCTTTGCCTAGTGGACGCATAAGTTCGTCTAATTTCTCTTTACGAGAGTAACGATCTTCTGCAATTCTGGTTTTGCTTTCTGCAAGTTTAATTGCATCTTTTCCGTCTGCAATCTTTTCTTGTGCTTCTTTCAAAGCCACTTCCATTGCGGCTAGTTTTTTCTGGACAGATTTGATTTCTTTTGCTTCGTTTAGGTAACTAGTACCATATTCGTTAGCAAATGCTTCAAAAATTCTACGTCCAAAGTCATTTTCTCGAGCGGCTGTAATATCGTCTTTAAATGATTTAACTTCTTCTGTAATAACCTTGTTAATAACGCCTTCGACCTTATTAGCGGCTTTACTGATGAAATCTTTTTTCGCTTCAGCAATTTGTTTTTTGCCTTCACGTACCATTTTGACCTTCTGCTCAACTAGTGCTTTCTTGTCTTCGTGGAACTCTTTAAGTTCTTCTGCCAATTGCTCGGTTACGAACTCATCGAGTTTGCCGACATGCTCGGCGACACGACTACGGTCTGCTCTAAGTTCCTTGACTTCTTTAGCAACCATTTCAGTTACAAATTTGTCAAGTAGTTTTGCATGTTCACTGACAGCCTTGCGATACTTAACTTGTTCTTTAGCGAGAGCCTTTTTATCTTCTGCTAGTTCTGCAATTTCTGCTTCTACTCGTGTAGAAATAAAGTTGTCCATTGCCTCAACAACAAGACCTTTATCATGCTCATATCTTTGAGCAAATTCTTCACGAAGTTCTGCGGAAAGTTCTTCCCTTGCTTCTGAAATTTTGGACTCCCAGGCTTCTTGAATAGAACTACGAACTTCTTCTGAAAGCTCTGTTCCTTCAAGTAATTCATTAAATGTCACTGCCATAGTAGTCTCCTACTTACTTTTTGTTTAATTCATTAATAAACCTAGTGATTTGGTTCATTAAATGTTTTTCTGCACTTTTTTCGTGTGTTACGGCGGTGGCAACTCTATGAATTGCTTCTCCGCCTCTCATGTTAAACAAACTTTCATAAATTGACTCTGGAAAAGCATCTGGCGCACTGGGCTGGGCCACAATGTCCACAGTAACGATATCGAATTCGGAAACTTTTCCGCTTTCATTAACATTACCGGAACCTCTACTTGAAACGCCCAGTTTTGCTCCTGCTTTTAACAATGCTTTCGCAATGTTACCCATTGGTGTATCTATGATTTTAAGTTTACCTAAACCATCACTATCATCACAATGCATGTCTGTAATGATATGACTTACTCTATCTAAGTTAATTTGTAACTCTTCTGGATGATCTAGTTCACCCAAAACAGTTTCTCCTTTACCTAAACGTTGTCTTACACTTTCAACAGCACGTTGAATCTCTTCTTTAGGATAAAC